TTCGCTGAGTCGCACCGCCTCGGCGCCGCGCCCGACTATCAGATCTCCAAGCGCTACATTAACCCGGCCAACGCCAACCCGATCTATTTCGGCGATCCCGTCGCGATGATCGTGGGCTCGGGCTATATCTCCCAGGCGCTCCCACTCGCCGTCCCAGGACCCGGCCAGATCGCGGGCATCTTTATCGGCTGCGAATACATGTCGCGGTCGTCGCGGAAGCCCTTCTGGAGCCCCTGGTGGTCGGGTTCGACCGGCGACGTCGTGACCTCGGGCACCGGCTTCGACGTCGTCGCCAAGGTGGTCGACGATCCTCTCCTGGTGTTCCGGGTCCAGGCCAATGGCCAGTTGAACCTGGGCATGATCGGCAACAACGCCACTTTCGCCTATGGCATTGGCGGCAATCCGCCCGCGAATCAGATGAGCGGCGTCAGCAACGCCTGCCTCGACGTCGTCACGCCGCCGACCGGCGGTGGCCCCCCATACCTCCCCTTCCGCATCGTCGACCTCATCCGCGACCCGCCGGGGGTCAACGGGACTGACATCACCTCGCCGTTTGGCTGGGCCTTCGTGACCTTCAACAACCAGGATTACAAAGTCCTGACAGGTCACGGTTAATAGCAGGAGATTGACCGATGGCAGTCAGCGTAAGCGCGGCCTATGACCTGCTGTTTCCAGGGCTAAGAAAGGTCGCTGGGGAGTACAAGGATCTCGACCGGATCTATCCGAAGATCTTTCAGGTCGACAAATCCTACATGGCTGTCGAGCGCACCGCTTCGATGCGCTTCATGGGCCTCGCGGCGCTGAAGGGTGAAGGCGCGCCGACCGTCTTCGACAATCAGGCGGGCGAGCGCTACATCTACAATCAGTACCACAAAGAGGTCGGGCTCGGGTACGCGTTCACCCGGCGCATGGTCGACGACAACCTGTACAAGAGGCAATGGCGCCCTTCCAACCTTGGTCTGCAGAAGAGCTTCAACCAGACCAAGGAGATCTATGGCGCGAATCTCCTCAACACCGCGACCACTTACGATCCGTCAGTGCTTGGCGACCAGCAACCGCTGTGCTCGCTCAACCATCCGATCGATGGCGCGGTGGTGCCAAACAGGTTCCAACTCGACATGGATCTCAACGAGGCCTCGCTGCTCAACGCGCAGGCCTCGATTCGCGGCTTGTTCAGAGATAACGCCGGTCTGCGCATGCAGGCCAGGGCGCGCCGCCTGATCGTCCCGATCGCGCAGGAACCGATCGCGATTCGCCTCCTCAAGACCGTCTTGCGGCCTGGGACGTCTGACAACGACGTCAACGCAATCCTGGAGACGAGCGGCGGTGTGCCAGACGGTTTCCTGGTCCACGATTACCTGTCGTCGCCGACAGCTTGGTTCATCTTAACGGACCAAGAAGGCCTGCTCTATCTGCAGCGCATCGCCTTCGAAATGTCGATGCAAGTGGACTTCACGACCGACAACCTTCTTGTGAAGGGCTACGAAAGATACAGCTTCGGCTTCTTCGACTGGAGAGCGGTCTGGGGAAGCTTCCCGACGCAATAGACCGTGTGAGGCTGACGAGCGACTGAGGAAGACTTATGGCCAAGTCGACATTCACTGGCCCGCTTATGTCCCTCGGCGGCCTAGCCGGGGGCGTTGGCGGAAGCACGCCACGGGAATACTCGGACGAGATCGGCCCCTCGATCTTCTGGGGCGGCATGGCGATCCCCGCCACCGGCTCGGTGTCGAGCAAGGACCAATTTGGCGCAGGCTCGATCGCGGCGGTGTTCGGGGCTTTCCCGATCCGCACCCTCAATGCCACGCCCGCACCAGGCGTCGGTCTGCTGACGGTGCCTGCATTTGCAATCGCGGGCGTGCCCCAACCGAACATCGTCGCCTATGCGCCTGGACGGGCGCCGGGAACTCCAGCGGTGATCAGCGGGATCGCCTACCTGAACGGCGTCGGCTTGGACATGGGGCTCGACGCCGCCGTTTTCGCCACTACGGGCATTGCGACGCTGGCGGTTCCCGCCAATGCGTGGCGCTACCGGGCCGGCCAATGGATTGGCCTCCTCAATGGCGGCCCTGGCGGCGCCACGCAGATGTCGCAGATCACAGCGATCAACGCCCTGACCGGCGTGCTTACGCTGAGCCCCGCTCCTGCGGTGAACAGCACGGGCCAGATTGCCCTCACCAACCGCTTCAACCCCAACGCCTACGGCGCGAGCGGGCCGCCGAGTTCACTGGCCAAATTGGCGTCGAGCGGCTCGGCGCGCATCCTCATTCCCGAGATCGGCAGCGCGCGTGGCGTTGGCGTCACGGGCATTGTTGGCTCGTCCGGTGGATCGGTCCTCATCCAGGGCATCGACGTCTTCGGCTCGCCGCAGAGCGAGATGATCGTACGACCCGCAGGCATCGGCACGACCTGGGGCCGGAAGACCTATTCGATCTTCGTTTCGGCGACGCCGCAGTTCAGCGACAACACCAACTATTCGGTGGTGACGTCCGATCTGATCGGCCTGCCGCTTTCGGTCCTGTCGGCCGACAGCCTCGTCGATGTCGCGTTCGGCGGCGTGCCAGCGATTGCCGGCACAGACTTGACCATCGTCCCGGCTGATCTGACCAACCCGGCGACGACGACCACGGGTGACCCGCGTGGCGCCATCCAGGTGAGCGCCAACGGCCCAGCGGCGGCGCCTGGAACGCCTCTCGTCCTTGACGGCGCGACCGTGCTAACGGTCGACCAGAGGCTCAATCCGCTGCAAGTGGCGCTCGCCACCGCAACCAACCCTGGAGCGCTGCTCGGCGTTGCGCCGGCTTAGGAGGTTTCCATGCGAGGCGAATCAGATCGCGAGTGCAGGGCCAAGGGCGGCGTCGTCTTCGCCGGCAAGGGCTCCAAACCGCTTAAGGCATTCCATAGCACCGCGCCGTCGACTGGAACCCCGGATGCGAGCCTGAAGCGCGGCGCGGGCCCCCTGTTCCGCAAGCGCGGCGGCCGACTGCCCGAGGCCTTCAAGGAACATGAAGGCGACCCCGAAGAGGGGCGAGACGACAAGGCGACAGGCGGCGCGATTTCCGGCGCGGGCACCAAGCCGAGCATGGGACGTGCGGGGCGGAAGAGTGGCGGCGGCGTGGGCGCCGATCTCAAGCCGTTGACGCATCCAGGAACGCCGAGGAAGCCGCCGGGAAGGAAGCTTATGGGTGAGTCGGAGCGGACCCCTTAGACTCGCATTCCCCTCCTCAAACTGAGGGGTCCGGTCGTCGAACCTAAAAGGCGCCGCCGCTTCTGCCAAGGGGCGGCGGCGATTTCGTTAGTGAGGGTCTGCGATGCGACCGATTACTCGGATTGTTGGGCCGAACGCCACGCCCCTCCCGTTCGCCAGCCCCCCGATCCGGCTCGATGAATGGGCCGACGCTCCGCTCGGGATTCAGGTCGCCGTGAACGGCGTCGCCACGTACACCGTTGAGCATTCGTTCGACGAAGGGCCCGACAGCCTCGTCAGTCCCCTGCCGATCGCGCAGATGCTTTGGCGCACCGATTTGGTGCCCCTAGGCGCGGTCGGTGGAGCCTTGCCGATAACTTTCTCGATGGCGACCGCGCCCATCTGGATGCGCCTTGTCGTGAACACCGGCGTGGGACAAGTGCGCATGATCGTAACGCAATACAATGTTTCGGAGGGGTAAGGATGCGTGCGATCACCGCCACTGCGACCCCGGCTAACAACACGGTGCTCGTCCGCATGGACGACTACGCGACCGCTGTGGTTGGCGTGGCGATCGCCCCCTCGGGCGGCGGCCAGTTCATTCTCGACTACTCCTTCGAAGACCCCAACGATCTGGTCAGCCCGGTGCCGCTCGCGCAGATGACTTGGGACCGCTCGCTTCTGCCTGCGGGCGCGCAAATGGGAACTGCGCCTATCAGTTTTCAGATGATGGCGTGCCCGCTCTATTTCCGGCTCACCTTGGGGCTCGGCGTCGGCTCGGTGCGCGGGACGTTCCTGCAAGTTGGCGAGCACAGCCATTCGAACATCAGCCAGGGGCCTTTCGCGCCGCCTCGGGTCGCGGGTGAGGGCTCCCCAGGCTCGAATTACGGGGCGATGGTGAAATGAGAACTTCAGTCGCTAGGATGGAACGGATGAAGTGCGGCCTTGGCCTTGAGGCGCGCATCGAGGGCCTCTTCCTTCGTGTCAAAGAGCCCAAGGTGATATTGGCGGCGCGCGGCGGCGATGTAAGCCCGCCATCGGCCGGTTGGCTTGTGGATAGAAACGCCGGTTACCCCACTGCTGTTGTTTTTGTACATCGATCGATTTTGCGATTGTTCTGCCGTTGTTGCAGCGCGCAGATTGGAGAGGCGATTCTCGGTCCTTTTGCGGTTCTTATGGTCGATCTCATGCGTCGGCCATTCGCCGTGCTCAAGCGCCCAGATGATCCTGTGGCCTCTAAGGCGGTAGTGAATGCCGTCGTAAGTCAAGCCGATGCGAACATACCCGGACGCATTGGTGCATTCCGCGAATTTCCCGGCAAATCGAGCGTTCCACGCCTTCCACAGGCGCTGGTTTCTAAAATGGCTCAGTGGGCGCTCACGCCAAATCAGCGCGCCCGTCTCGCGGTCGTGGGCAAAGCGCTCGCGAAGATAGGAGACGGGAATGGCTGAACTCAATCTTACGGAAACCTTCGATTTTGCACCGTCGGTGGGTGAATGCGTGTTGAACGGCCTTTCCAGAATAGGAATCAGAGGACCGATGGTCAAGACGGCGATGCTGCAGATGGCGGTGCAGGAAGCCAACCTGATGCAGGTCGAGTGGAGCAATCTCCAGGGTCCCAATCTGTGGGTCGTCGACGCGCAGGAGGTCTGGACCAGACCCGGCTATGCGACCTATGCCGTCGATCCGACGACGATCGCCGTCCTGGAGGTGACCCTCGGCTGGGGCGAGGGAGGCCCCATAGAAGGCTTGCAGGAGCACGGGCCGCAGGAGACTGACCTTCTCCTCACCTCGATCTCCAGAGGCCAGTACATGGCCTATCCCAACAAGCAGATGCCTGGGCGGCCGACCGTCTACTGGTACGACATCCTGATCGAGCCGACCCTCACCCTGTGGCCTGTGCCCGACAC